ATTATTGCCGAATTGGCAAACTCAGAAACTCGTCAGGATGCTGATGAGGAAATCTTCTACGCTGCTGAATAAGGAGATTGCGATGCGAATTGAAATCATGCTCGATAAAAATCACAAAATAAGCCAGCCAGTCCTTGATGCTTTCCATGCCGAAGTTAACAGACGCGTAGTTGCGCTTTTTCCTGATGCTGTGGTGCGAGTTCGTCAGGGCAGCCACACCAGAATAGAAACGCCTGGCCTCAAAATTGATGAGGACAGGAGACGAGTGAATGATCTGCTCCAGAATGTCTGGGAAGATGACAGCTGGTTACACTGAGAAACGTCAATATCGGCTCACTGTGACACACTTGTCGTTTGTGTGTTCACTTATCATAGGCAAGCCTGTTATCCTTGCGCCGAAAAAATTTACAGGTAAGTTTAAAGTAGTTACCTGAAACCAGGAATGAGTATGTACGCACAACCGCTTGAATTCATTGACAATAAAGAATTAACGCTGTTACAGCGTTACCAAACGTGTAAAGCCATGTCTAAAGGTTATGCGGCTGACTTTGAAAACGATGATACAAGGCTTGTACAGGCTCGTTCCTATTGCGTAAGAGTTTTAAAGTCTTATTGGTCATCAGTTGCTGAAAAGCACAGGGCTTCCATTGCCATAAAACCAGTTACGCCTTCTGTACTCATTGATGATGTTGCTATCGATGCTGGACAACTGGCAGATAGAACGGGAGAACTGATTGCTTTATTTCCGGTTGAAGATGCCGGTTTTTTGATCGGTTCGATTTACACCGTCATGCTGCCTGCTACATACCGTTCTGAAAAAGGGGCATATTACACCCCCCCCCCACTTGTTGAACGTTTATTGGATATGGCAGAAAAAAGTGGAGTGGATTTTTCGAAAGCATCGGTTATCGATCCAGCATGTGGAGGTGGAGCATTTCTCGCACCTGTTGCATTAAGAATGTTGAAAAATGAGAAAGGCTCCTCACCCGAATGGATCTTCAGAAGGCTGGTTAAGAGACTTAAAGGGATTGAAATAGATCCCTTTGCCGCATGGATGAGCTTAGTTCTTCTTGAGGCAGCTGTTATGCCTCTCTGCGTAAGTACGAAACGACGTATTCCAGATTCAGTCATTATTGTAGGTGACGCACTCATTCAGGAAGACTTAGGGAAATTTGACCTTGTAATGGGAAATCCTCCCTACGGAAGAGTGTCACTTAACCCTGAATTACGAGCGAAATTTTCTCGGTCGCTTTTTGGTCATGCAAACCTGTATGGGCTTTTCACTGATCTTGCCGTTCGGTTAATAAAACCTAATACAGGTGTAATTGCCTTTTTAACGCCGACTTCTTTCTTAGGCGGACAATATTTTACTTCACTCAGAAATCTCTTAACTCAATATACCACACCCTTCTTTTTCGATTTCATATCAGATAGAGACGGCGTCTTTGACGATGTGTTGCAGGAAACCATGCTGGCAACGTTCAAGGCAGGTCAGCATGATAAAAAAGTTTCTGTTTCCTCATTAATACCTAAGGGGCTTAACAAGGCAAAAACAGAGATTTTAGGTAAGGTTGATATCGAAAACGGCGGTAAAATCTGGTTATTGCCTCGGAAAAAGACAGACGTCACATTTATAAATAAAATCAAAAAGCTAACTATGCGGCTATCTGACGTAGGCTATAAAGTGTCAACTGGTCAACTAGTTTGGAACAGATTCAAACCTCAGTTAAGACAAATTAAGAAGAAAGGTCATTACCCTTTGATCTGGGCCGAATCTGTTACGAATGAAGGGTTCAAATTTAGTGCAACCAGAAGAAATCATGTACCATTTATCGAAATAATGAAAAATCAAGAATTTCTTATAACGAAAAATGAGTGCTTGCTTGTTCAGAGAACCACCTCCAAAGAGCAGGAAAAAAGAATTATGGCAGCGATAATCCCTCAAGATTTCATAGATGAATTTGGAGGGGTTGTTGTTGAAAATCACGTTAATGTCATTAGTGCTGATGATTTATTCTCAGGCGTCAGTGCCAGCGTCATTGAAAAAATATTTAATTCAGCGACTGTCGACAGAATATTTCGTTGCATTAGCGGGAGCGTAGCTGTTTCAGCATATGAGTTAAATGCTATTCCGCTCCCTGATTTAAATAAGTTAACTGAACTGCAAGGTTACATTGAATCTGGCATAAATCCTTCACAACTAGAGGGAATTATTGCAAAAATATATGGAGTTTCTGCGTCATGATGATGCCCGGTTTACCCAAAGTAGCTGAAATACAAAAAAGACTTGTAGATATATTTCCTGAAGGAACTGAAAACAGGAATTATGTTATTAGAGAAATGGCGGCTAAAACTATCTTTGTCATGTTATATGCAGGGGCGATTGACGGTAATGAAAAATGGATTAGACCCAGCCAAGTAACGGATATGGGTAATGAGCAGTCTGCTAAACAGTCCTTAACTGAACGTACCACTTGGCTTAACGATACTCTCTCCAAAAAAAACACTAGGCCAACTGACGCTTGGTATGCTGCAAATTCTCGAGAACCGATTAGGGATGAAACGTTGAGAGGTGGTTTAATACCTTGTCACGCTGTTCTTGAAAGAAAGGGTATCCCGACAACATCCTCTAAGCCACGATATTGCCTCAATGCTTCTTTTGCTGAGCTATTCGACCCAAATCTGAGCAATGAAGAATTGACTCATAAGATTCAGGATTGGCAGGAAACTCACCTTAATAAAGCTGCCCTTGCCAGAATACGGCTTATTAAATCAAGTATTTCGAGTTCTGATGAGAGCCTGACAGTGACATTTCCTGGCGGAGAAAAGAGAACGCTCGCGCCTGGGCCATCAAGTGTGATTGCTAAGGAAGTTATTGAAGTTTTTGCGCCGAAATTCCTTAAAGTGCCGGCAGTACTATGGCTTTCAGAATCAGGTAATAAAGTAGTAACCCGCGATGAGCAACTTGCGAGTTCGTTGGGCCTTAAGATAGATGCCTCTAAAGCACTGCCTGATATTATTCTCGTCGATCTTGGTGAAGATAAATCAGGTTCCGATATGCTTTTCATATTTACTGAGGTAGTAGCTACCGATGGTCCGGTTAATCGTGAAAGAAAGGTCGCATTAACTAAAATTGCTGCTGATGCTGGATTTAGTAACAAAAACCTCGCATTCCTAACTGCCTTCATGGATCGTAGCGCATCGCCTTTTAAAAAAGCTATTACAGAGCTTGCCTGGGGGTCTTATGCATGGTTTGTTTCAGAACCCGAAAATCTGATTGATTTGCGCGATGGGCGTGCAATCAAACTTAGTGGTGGTCTGGATACTACCAACTGATTCAATGCATATAGTTGCTGCATGAATCCGCATGATCCCGGAAGGATCGTTTATGCCCCGGCCCGCCAGTAATGGCGGGCTTTTGCTTATGTCATGCACCTGCATGAAAACTACTACATAAAGCGGGCAGGCGTGGCGGGGGTACGAGCGCGCGCGACAGTGTCTAGAGTATGCAAAAGGGATTCTTATGTTGTAGTAGCTTTGCTCGCAGACGCCTGAAGTTATATGATGAGGGAAAATGTGATTTCTAAAGGCTTTGTCAATGGGATTAGAACTAAAAGACGCCATCGTACATACAGCGGCGTTTCATAATAAAGAAGCAAATAGCCTACTTCTGCCTAAAAATCACTGGCACCCTGGTTTTATAACTGTCTTAGCTGCCTACGTGAATCATCACAGAATTGCAGAAGAAAATTGTCAGCTTTCCTATCCTGACTACATGCGTGCTATAAATTTGCAAGGTGCCTTATGGGGTACAGATCAATATCAACAAGAGCGTGTTAATGTTGGTTTAAACTACAGCTTGGTTACTGCTTTAACAAATGTTGAAGCGGTCGATACTGCTACAAGCAGCATCAACAGTTGCGTAAGAAAGCTTACTTTTCCAGACCGTAAGCCAGGTGAGTATCCTAAAGGTCTTATGGACCTAACACATGTGATTGGTGAGCTTCACGATAACGTTTGGTCTCATGGAAAATCTACCGGGTTTTCATTTGCTCAGAAGTCAGCGGTTCCTTATACGCAAAAGAAAGAACACTATCTTGAGTTCGCTTTGGCTGATTGCGGATACGGTTTTCTGAGAGAGCTTCGCCGTGCATCTATACCTGGAATCGAAACACACAAAGATGCTATAGAGTGGTGCATCCAAGAAGGTAATTCATCCAAACATGCAGATCTTCAAGATAGTTGGGCGCAGCAGCTTCCTCAAGATTTCATGGGCGGAAATGTGTTTGGTAGAGGTGTGTCTGTAAAGGAAAAAGACAATAATCATCAAGGGCTTGGGCTTCACCACTTAATGAAATTGGTAAAAACATATAACGGAGAATTGCAACTGGCTACAGGCAATGTATGCTTGGAGGCAAGTGGTGACGAAGTGAGCTACACTGAGTTACGCAGTATGTGGCCGGGCGTAGCAATATCATGCCGCTTTAAGATTCATGAGCTGGCTGCCGATAAAGATAACGATGATAATGACCTTCAACTTATGGAAATCATGCGGTCGTTAGGAGGAGAATAATGAATAAAATTGCTTACAAGTTACCTGAAGGTGACCTGGCTTCGCGCAATCAGGCTATTCCCCAACGGCACAAGATTGAGGTTCTCTTGCGTGAAGGTAACGCTATAGACTTAGATCTGAGCGGCGTTTACTCAGTATCTGAATCTTACTCTGATGAAATCTTTGGTGTACTTGTTGTTAAATTCGGCATAACCAAGGTTTTGAGCCAAATCAAAGTGCGGAACGCTTCTCCCGCCATTTTGAAAAGTATTGCTAAGGTTATTCAAAGACGCAGCAATGAAGTGGCTTTAAAGAAGGCTCAACCTGCTGGATTTGATGGCGTTTATGCTGCTTGCTAACATCGGAAACATATCAGATTACAGTTAAAGGGCGCTCAAAATGAGCGCCCTTTTCTTATGTCACTCCGAACTGTCGAGTGTATAAGGTTCAAATCTGATCACCTCTTCACCCAGCCATGCGTTCAGCTCTTCAAATCGCTTTTGCAACGGCATCAGTTCGTTTCGCACAAACACTTTGCTGGCTTTCTCCACGTCACCGAACCCGCCGGTGTTGTTCGGGATAATACCCATCATCTGCGGCGGCACCCTGTGCGCTGCCAGCATGTCATCCCGGCTCACGTTCTTGATGTTCAGAAACTCATCCTTTGCCGCGACCTCTGACAGCGGAATGATCTGAATGCCGTCCTTTTTCCCGCTCGGTGAGTACATGAACAGGTTGCGGAAGTTGCCAGGCCCCTTTGCGCTTTTCATCGCCTTACGCATAGCGTCCACATCTTCCTGATTCTGCGCAGGGTCAGTTACATACATGATGTAACCCGCATGGCTACCGTTGAGATAATACTTACGGCGGAACAGCGTCGCCGACTCGTTCAGCAGCGTAGACGGGATGGCCGAAAGATATTCCGGTAAGCCGTAAACTTCCTGATTCAGATCCGGCTCCATCAGGTGAAAGACGTTGCCCGGAGTGAACTGGTAAGGCTGCGTGCTCAGGCCGTACTGCACAAACCAGTAGGTGTCGAGATCGGTTCCACGCCGCGTAAACTTCGCCAGGGCAGGCTCCAGCCCAATCACCCCGCCGAGGCGGTTGGTGCGCTTCTCCAGATACGTATTGCCGAATACCAGATAGTCCTGTACAAACCGGCTGAAGGCCTGCTGACTCAGCAGCTTATGCGGGATAAAAGAGCTGGTCAGGATGTTGCGCTTCACGTTGAGCGGCGAGCTGTGATGCACGGCCGCGCGGAACGTGCGCGCCAGCCCGTCAAAACTCACCGGCGGTTCATACCAGCGATCATTAATGACGCACTCCACGTAGTCGAGCAGCTCGCGGCGGTCCAGTACAGGCACCGGGTCGCCGAAGGTAAAAGCCTCTGCCGCCGCACCGCCGGCCATCTGCTGCTGCACGGGCTGGGTGCGCGTGCGGTTCCTGCGTTTGCTCATCAGTAAATCTCCATAATGTTGCGGCTGTGGGCGGCTTCGCCCTGCAGCGGTTCGTTTGCCAGCGCGTGCATCGTCGCCCAGGCGAGATCGGCGTGGCTTGCCTCTTCGCTGCGGCTGGCTTCGTAGGTCGGTCGGTTGCCGCTGGCCGTGGTGGCGCGGCGGATTGCCATGAATGACTGTGCGATGTCGAGGTGTCCGGCGTCGAACTCCAGACGGCCGCTGCTGATGATGTCGTACGCCTTCAGCACCAGGGCGTTTTTCACGTTCGGGTTGTAGACAAATTCTTTCACCGCCGGGAAAAACATCTTCACGTTTTCATAGACGCCGAGGCCGACGCCCGTGGAGTCGATGCCGATATAGGTGACGTTATACTGCTGCGTCAGCTTTTTGATGGACTCGGCCTGCGCGCGAAAGTCCATGCCCCGCCACTGATGCCGCTCCAGAATGCGGAACTTGCCGCCCGGCACGGCGGGCGGCGCGATAACCACGCATCCGGCGCTGTCGCCGTTCTGCGTGCCCTTCGCCGGGTCATAGCCGATCCAGACTTCGCGCCATCCGAACGGGCGTAGCGCCAGCGCCTCGAAGTCGTTCCAGACTTCCCAGCTGTCCACCATGCACTTCTGCAGCAGCTGCAGCGGGAACACGGACGCCAGGTCGTCCACGAATTCGCACATCAGCAGGTTCTGGTATTCTGGCGGGCTGTACTCCAGGCGCAGCTGATCGAGGTCGAACAGGTTACAGCCGCCGCGCACGGCGTCCTCAACCGTGACAATCTGGCGGAACTGCCCGTCATCGCAGAAGCGGCCCGGCGACAGGCTGCCGTGGGTCAGGTCGATGTCCACACGGTCCGCCTTAGCGCGCCCACGGTTGAAGAGCACGCCGGACCAGAACGGATAGGCGCTGTGCGTCA